CATATGATGACCATATCCCCGAAGGTTACTGTTTCGATGTATCCGCCTACTGTTCTCTGGAGATTCTCCAGCGTATCGGATATCCATGTCATGTGACCGACCTTTTCATCAGGTCTCTTTATAATTGCTTTGATCTTAGCCATTGTTCAGTACCTCCTCCAATATCTCTTACATATCCTCATCGATGATCCTAATGAGATCCTCTCTGATATCATCGATCTCTTCTATGGCGTCCGTCATAGCTTCGATGTACTCCTGCATGGCTTCACCGCGTTCGGAGTCCTGGAGACTCTCCGGGAGATTCTCATAAGCTTCGTCCTCCTCTTCATAGCATTCCGTTATAATCTCGGATGCTTTCAGCAAAAGATACTTTGCCTCTTCAAGTTTCTTTCTTCTTGCTTTGTTCATTTCCTTATCCTCCTATGGTTCTTTAGATTCCTCTGTCAAGAGGAATCTTCCTGTTGTAAACGTAGTTTATAACAGGTGAATATCTTTTTAAGATACTAAATTAGCAAAAAAAATTTGGTTGAACTCCTCGTCTCCTAAACCATAACGTGCTTTTATGAAAGCCATTTCGGACTGAGTAAACTCAGCGCCTCCATAGCAGTTCATCTTAGCGTTTAGTCTGGATAGGCTAATACCAAGGGCTTCAGCCAAATTCTTCTGGTTCCCATCATATTTTACTATATATGATTGAAGCAACTGCTTATTCATTGTTGGTCCTCCTTTTCGAGTATCTTTTTAAGACACCACAATAATATAACAACAAAAGTGTCTTGTCAAGATATTTTTTCTTGAAAATAAGAATATTTGTGATAAAATATAGATACTCGCCACTATAAACGCTTTAAAAGGAGATAAAGGAATAATGAATACTGGAGAAAAGATCAAAGAGTTAAGAGAGTTGAGTGGCATGACCCAGGAGGAATTAGGAGCAAGACTGGGCCTCAAAAAAGCCGCCATTAATAAATATGAAACTGGCAGAGTCGTGAACTTGAAAAGGAGCACAATAGAGAAACTATGCGAAATATTCAACGTCCTTCCGCAAGAGTTAATGGGGATGGATGATAACGCAGCTCCCTCTTCATCCAACATTATCATGCCATCTGCAAAGAAGCTTCCTATTGTTGGTGTTGTATGCGCTGGGGATGGAGTGTACTGTCAGGATGACTTCCAGGGTAGCTTTATAATAGATATTCAGGTGGATGCTGATTTCTGTCTGAAGGTAAAAGGCAATTCTATGGAAGGCGCCCAGATCTACGATGGTGACATTGCTTTTATAAAAAAGGATGATTACTTTAATGATGGAGATATATACGCTGTTGAAAGGCTTGATCTTAGTGAAGCTTCTCTAAAGAAGGTATATATCAATGATAATTCTGTAATGCTTATTCCATGTAATTCTGATTACAGTCCGGTAGCTACTACACTTGATCAGATCCGTATCATCGGTCGGTGTGTGGGAGTATATCATAACAGATAGGAGGGATACCTATGCCAGCGTATAAGGATGGAGACACATGGTTTGTCAAATTCTATTATCAGGACTGGACGGGTGAAAGAAAAGTAAAGAAGAAAAGAGGCTTCAAAACCAAGAAAGAAGCCTTACAGTTTGAAAGGGCCTTCATTGAGAAAGCAAGTGGAAAGAATGACTCCATAACTGTTTCGGATCTTTGCGATCAGTTCCTGGAGTTTAAGAAGAACCGTGTAAAGCCTACCACTCTCAGGGGATATCAGCAGGCGATAGATAATCATATAAAACCATACTTCGGATCACGACCTGCTGCTTCTGTCTCTCCGTTAGATGTTATCAAATGGCAGAACAGCCAATATGATACCGCTTCCGGGAATACCCTTCACGGGCGCCACGTGGTCCTCTCAAGCATATATAACTTTGGGCGGAAATATTATAAGCTGACTAATAATCCTGCGTCAGAGGCTGGATTTCAGGTCAAAGAAGACCCACCGAAACTGAAATTCTGGACGAAAGATCAGTATGACAGCTTCATGGAGACAATAACGGATCCAAAAGCATATATCCTATATGAGACCCTGTACTGGTCCGGCATGAGGATAGGCGAACTACTTGCCCTTACATTCAATGACATAGACTGGGAGAACAACATCATCCGGATCCGCAGGAACATGGTCCGTGTAGATGGCCAGAACATCGTTTACTCCCCGAAGACAAAATCTTCTGTGCGTGATGTTCTTATGCCTGGGTTTTACATGGATGAGCTGAGGGAATACAGTGACAAGGTATATGATAAGTCGGGAAGGCTGTTCGAGTTTGTATCTAATGCCAATGCCGTGCAGAAGGTATTCAGGGACCGCATAAGAAAAACAGATCTTCCAGAGATAACCATCCATGATCTGCGTCACTCTCATGCATCGCTACTTATAAACATGGGAGCACCCGTAGTGCTGGTATCAGATCGGCTGGGGCATGGAGACTCTTCAGTGACATTAAGAGTTTACTCCCACCTGTTCCCGTCTAAACAGAAAGAGATAGTTGACAGACTGAATCAATTAAGATAAACCGCATTTTATGTGCGGTTTTTTATTTTTAGTACCAAATTAGTACCATAAATGATTTTAGATAGCAGAAAACCCTTGAAAATCAAGGGCTATCGGCTTTAAGGTGTGTGTATGTTATGGAGCTTGAAAGCGTATCAGATTATGCTAAATCCTTATAAATCAAGGCTTTTCGTCCGTCTCATTCCGTATTTTTTGCTACTTTTCCAGTTTTTTAGTACCAAAATAGTACCACGAAAAAACCGGGCTTTCGCCCGGTTCTCTCTTCATTACCTTTTGTGCCCTCGAAAGGAGAGCATACTTATTATACCACTAAAAAAAGCCCGGGGCAACCCCGGGCAAAAGGAGATATGTTATGAAATACTCTAATTCTCCTCAAATATGATCGGCAGGGTGCTGGCTCTGTCGCCTAACTCTTTTACGTTAGTGTTACCCCCTGCTTCTATGTAGGATTTGTATAGTTCTTTGAACGCCGATACTTCGTCTTCCGGGATACCGCCCATCTTGATATACTGCTTTGACAGATACAGGAGTTTCTCTCTCACAAGAGCGAGCACCATCAGTTCAAAAGGTGTTTTCTTCTTCTTCTTTTTCCTCTCTTGGTACACATTATTTATTAGTGTCCAAAGACCTTGTGAGCCGAATACCACGGCTATAATCTCGATGAGGTGTTCATTCATTACTATTACTCCTATAAATAAGGGGCAGAGCGATTGCCACAAGATTTGCTCAGTTATTTAGTTAAGGTTTATTATGCCCTGCCCCGGTTTGACTATTTCATTTTACCGTTTTCTGCGAACGTGTAGGACTTGCCCTGGATCTCAAGGGTCTCTGCTGCAGCCATGACTCCGCCCTTCTTCAGGTAGTACCATGCGCCTTTCCATCTGACCCATGATTCCTCGGCCATATAGCCGTTATCCATAAGCCAGTACCACTCGTCTTTGTACTTGATCCAGGTGGATTTGACTATCTTGCCATCAGATCCGACGTAGCACCAACCCTTGGAGTCCTTAGCCCAGCCGTTGGTCAGCATTTCTCCGGCCTTTCCAAGATAGTACCATTCATTCTTCCAGAAGACCCAGGAAGAAGTTACAATCTTGCCATCGGATCCCAAATAGAACCACTTATTTTTGGAGTCCTGAGCCCAGCCATTCTTGACTAAAGAATCATCCTTATAGAAGTACCAGGCTCCGTACTTTCTCCATCCGTTCCTCGGGATCCGAGCTGTCCACATTAAAAAAAGGCATCCTCTCATGGATCCCTCATATGTGTACCAGCCGTCATGATCACGTCCGCCGGAGTCTTTCATATAGAGCCAGTGCTTGCCGCCTGAATGCTCATACCGATTAAAGGCTATAAAGTGTCGAGCTGAAGTCCAGCGAGTCCCGTCCGGTCCGTTACCACTGTCAAAGAGGATGATACCAACTCTCTCGCCCTTATCCAGCTCTTCCCAGAAGTCAGCCATATTGTCGATTACTCTGACATCTTTCATGCCATAGTACTTAAGACCTGCCGCTATGCCATCGGGATTCATATACCTTGTGCCACTGCCAGCAACGGCATACTGTTTCATCACAGGCAGAACGTCCCTCGGTGTGTAATTAGCATATTTCTGGTTTTCGATAATGCAGTGCGTTACCGATACGAGTCCACAACCATCAGTTGAGACCGGTGAACTACTGTTGGGATATGGCAGGCTTGCATATCTCGAGTCATACTGTTTAAATATCTTCGTGTTCGTCATCGTTGTCCCCCTCGCTAAAGAAGTCCTCTCCGATCATTTCTCCGTTCTGTATCTTCTTCTGCTCTTTCAGGAGTCTCGTATATCCTGTTCCGATACACGCTTCTTCTGTGTAATCGTTATTGTAGTACGTGTTGATCGCCACTACGATAAAATTGACTACCATAGATGCTATCTTGTAGATGAGATTGAGAGTATCGCTCTCAAAGGATGTTACATCCGTAACCGCAAGTGCCGTATTGATTGAGACTGCGATTGCCAATATTGTTCTTATTACTGTTCCCTTGTTCATCTGAACTCCTTTCTTATTTCCAAGTGCCCTCTACGATGAAGGATATGCCTGCATTTCGTGATTCGCTTTTGGGTGAATAATAGTAATATGTCATTTGAGTATTTGACCATGTTTCAAAAGCGACATTGAAAAGTCCGCCTTGAGCCCATACTGCTGCGCCTATGTCTATCTTTTGGGCATTATTGAACAGTCCTGACGGAAAAGTCTGTGTTTTTTTAGCAGCGTAATACGCATTCCCATAAGCCGTGGTGCATGATATCGACGTCTGAGAAGTGTGGCCTTTGCAGACCGCCCTGCCGCTCGCATACTTATAGTATGTCCAAATACCGGATGTGCCTTGTTCAACGACATAATCCACTATGTCAGTAGACTTGTCCGATAGTGTCTTTAACAGACTTAATATGCTTGAGAAGACTGACTTAATGCTTTTTGTTACAGTCCATCCAAGTGCTGTCTGCCCGGTTTTGAACGAGTCCGCAGAATCAGCTTCGATCATATAGTCTTCAGAGAAGACTCCGCCTTCATTATCCGGAGCTGGCATCAAAAGCCCTATGGCCGTGCCGTCAGCATTGAAGTCTAATGTGAATGCTTCAGTCGAAATGATGTCCGTATAATACACCGGATCACGTGAGCCGTTCTGAAGAGTGATCATTACATCATACTGTGTGGCTGAGTCCAGATTCCCATTGAATATTACATCGTATGAAGTGGCGGTTATAGGTGAGTTGCCGGTATCATACAGTGTCGTCCATGTCGTAGCCTCGTGTGACTTATACTCCAGCTTTACAGATGTTGAGCTTATATCTGTTCCGGCAAGCTGACCCTTATACCATTCAAAATGGATATGTCCATAAGTGCCGGAGTCAACATCGTTTGTTCCATCAGACCTTGTGCACAAGACCGTGTCTTGCTTGATCTGCGGTGGTGTATATGCCTCTGACCACTGTGCATACAGCGTAGTCGTCTGAGCCGCGCTTGACGTATTAGCTGCGATGGTTATCTGATCTCCGGGAAGATATGACGTGCCTGTGCCGTTTGATGCTGTATTCCAGCCTACGAAGTTGTAATTGGTTCGTGTAGGCGTGCTGGACGGGATCGTGAACAGCGCTGATGTCGTACTGTTGTAAAGCGTCTTTGTTTCAGACGCAGGGCCGCTCCCGCTTGTCCCTCCGTTGACTCCGAAAGCAAGGGTGATAGTCTTGCTCCATATTGCATACAGGGTGATACTCGCATTAGCAGAATATGTGCCGCCTGCTGAATACGATACCGTCGTTGTGGTCTTGGATGTGCCCCACCCTTTAAAGGTCCATCCGGCTCTTGTCGGTGTACCGCTGTTAAGCGTAAGGTTTGTTCCGTGGGTTTTGGTCTGAGGATTAGTAAATCCCGATGGAAGCGTGCCTCCGTTAGCATCATACGAGACCGTATACTTGCTCAGAGCGGGGACCGTTACAGTCTTACTTCCGGTATATGTGCTGCCACCGATTGTATAACTCAGCGTTATGGTAATGGTCTGAGCAGAGGATGTTCGCGGCACATCATAGTAATTGCTGTTGCTTCCGCCTGCTTTTATCCAGGAATAGCTTCCATAAGTGGCATATTTGCTTCTCGATCCTGACAGGCTGGCGGTAAATGTCTTAAGCGTCGTGCTGCCTTTTTTGATAGTTACAGAGAAACTTGCGGAATCGCTGGTTGTGTATGTATCACTCGCTCCGCTTTCGGATGTCGTATATCCTTCGCCTATCCACGGTATGGTTATCCTGGTATATGAGTCATAATCCGTCGTGGCATAA